CTGCGATAGTAACGATTCGCATTAGCAGTAATGTTTGTACCTGCTTGGTCAGCACGAGCTTCAGCAAAAGGATTGCGAGCCATACCGTAACGAGTTTTAAATCCAATTTTTGGTTGGAAAGTATTCTCACCAATTGCACGAACCATTTGCAATGGAACGTATGGGCAATAGAAAAGTCCGGCATCATATGCAACGGAACCTTTATACCCAACAACATACCACTGTCCACCACTTGATGGTGAGGCATATGGGTCAACATAAACTTTATATTTACCCATCAGTGTTCCAGCGAATGTATTTCCAGCAGTATCAACAGTAAGATTGTTGTTGATTGCAGGAGCATAGTCAAGAACACCAGCCATTTGCATTGCAGATGCAACATCAGCTGAACACATAACTACGTTACCTGTTCCTCTACGAGTATCTACACCAATTGCATTGGCATCACGGTCAACTTGGAAAAGTAAACCTTTGAACTTCTCAACTGACCAACGACCATTGGAATCAACATCCAAATCGAATCTGCCAGGAGCAGTACAAGCATCACCACCTTTTTTGGCTGTGAAATAAATGGTACGAATAACCTCACGGTTAATCTCAGACAGAATCTCAGAACTCAGAATATTTGACAATTCTGTTTCTGCATCAAGACCATGAATAGCTTTCAAGTCTTGTGCAAGTTCCATTGAGTATTCTGCTTTCAATCCACGACTCTTAGCCGTAACTGTGGATTGTTCAATACTGAAACCCATTTCTGAGAATCCCAATCCTGAAGTACCGCCACCTAATGCCTCACCATCGGCTGTAGACATACCTGGCCGTGCTGTATATGCAGTAGCAGAATCATCATTCAACAAGCCTGGGTTTGTTCCAGTTTGTGCAGTTCCACCTTCAAGGTTGGACCCAGAAAAATCTGTGTCTACTTCGCTATGGAGAGCTTCAGTAGCTTCACCTGCAGCAATAGCAACAGCCGTTTTATTAGGACTAGAACCTGTAGTTCCAGCTTTCTGGGAACGCATTGCGAAAATGAGTCCAGTTGGTCCTGTCATTGGTTGTACACCACAAACATCATACGCAATTAAATGTGGCATTGCTCTTCGTACTAATGAAATCATAATTGGATTCCAATTATCAACTGCGCCTGTACCAGCAGAGTTTGTAGGTGCTGCTTCACCAAGGAACTGAGCCTCTTCCTTTAGTGCTTTTTCTTGGTTCTCCAAGATTACTGAAGTTACGGCACGCTTATAGGAATCCGTCATCTTTGGAAGTTCGGGATGGTCCAATACTGGTTGCCACTTCTCTTGAAGATTTTCACTTGAAAACATATAGTCTCCTTCTTTAAAAGTGTTTATTAGTTATTATCTGATTGAGCTCTTTTATGACCCTTAGAGATTGCATTCATGTACGTTGACATGGAATTTGAAACAGGTTGCATTTCTTCAACACCATTTCCCTCTTCGGTCAATAAAGTTTCATCACTGGAAGTTTCCGAAACACCAGTTCCGAAATAACTCTCTTTTATCGTCTGAAGTTTTTCCGTATAGGATTCTTCATCCGAAAATTCAACATCAGCAACCAGACCTACGAATTTTTCAGTTTCGGTATCAGTCATCCCATCAGCAATATCAGCAATCATGGATTCTTTTACAAGTTCCCCTTTTTGCTTCTTCAACTGGACATTTTCTTCGATCTGTTGATTTAGTTTATCTTCCAACTCTTCGATTTTCGTTAAGTTGGATTCCAGAATATCATACTTCTCATCTGGAACATCAATATAATGGTCTTCAAATAGATTTTTCAATCCTGAAATGAAGTCCTCAGCGATTTCACCTTTGAGCCCACGCTCAATGGCAAGTTCGTTGTCTGTCATCCATTGTTCTACAACATAATTCAGATAGTCATCGACTTTCTCAACTACATCAGTCATAGTACTCTCTGCAAGGTCACCCATGATTGAGTCATTTTCTTCCTGCATTTTCTCCAGTTCAGCACGAACTTTCGATTTCACAGCAGCTTCAAAAATTGTTGCAGCTTTGGATTTAAATTCTTCGGAAAGGTCATCACCTTCTATAAGTGCGGCGACATCATCCGAAAGGTCCATAGATTCGATGCGTTGGTCGATGGATTCGGAAGCCTCTTGGTCCTTTTCCTTCTTCTCATCATCATCTTCATCTTCTTCCTCTTCTTCCTCTTCATCTTGTTCTAAGATGTGGGAACCATAAAGTTTTTCTAAGTCTTCTTTTTTCAACCCCTTCATATGGTCAACAAGACCAGCAAGGATATCAGATTTCAACTTAGGTATTTCCTGAACATCTTCCAATTCTTGGTCGTGTTCAGTTTCATTTTGTAATTTACCCATTTTTTGATCTCCTTTTGCTTTTGAAGGAATAGAACTATCTTTTCCTTTACTTACAGGTTTGGGTTGTGAACCTTCTTCTGGTTTGGTGGGTTGAGTAATAGCTGGTGCTTCTTTTCCAGAAGCATCACCAATATTTTCTCCCTTTTGTATCTTATCTCCCTTTGCCCCACGCTTAGCTGGTTCATTTGGAGCCGATCCTTCTAACACCTCTTCCATTTCTCTATCAAGATCAGACATATTTAAGTCTCCT